ATCCGGGGCCCCTCACCCGGGCCTCACGGTATTTCGGTATTCAAAAAAATTATTATTAGGCCGCCTCGGCTCCACGGCGCCCCATAAGGGCGCCTTAATAACCCGCCGGAGGCTCCTTACAGTTAACATCTAACCAATTTTCACTTACGAAGACCACCGATAAAAGATTGACTCGGTGTACGCGAATCTCGACGAAGTTCAGAGAATAAGTCCTCGCCGTAACGATATCGAAACTCTTGTTCCATTTCAGCAACTTTCGTGGAAGCTTGAGAAGAAAGACTACGCTGCATGTCATATTGATAAGGATATAATGAAAGCCTATTATCCATCTGCTTCAATAGCTGAGGATTCATTTCCATAAGATAATCGATCATCTGACGAGACCGTTCGGTCTCGGTAGAACCTTTCTGAATCTGCATTTCAGACATACGCATCTGCTGAATCCAACTACCAACTGCCATAAGAGTAGGCATGACTGAACTAATAGCAGCACCATATGTAGGAGCCTCAACACGATACTGCATATTAGCAGGCTGATATTGAGGGGGAGAAGAGGCATTACCGGCACTTCCCTGACCATATATAAGATTAGGGTTAAGACCTGCAGCAGTGAAACGAGCCATCTGTGCTTGAGGAGAATTGTATAGATTCTGCTGATTCCACATTTCGACACTTCGTTGATAAGCCAGTTCAGATTCAGCTTTCGCGGCATTGATAGTATTTTGAGTGTTCTGTTTCGAAGTCTTGCGATTCTGATAGGAGTCGTACAACGCACCCCCTAACTGAAGAAGACCAACTATACCGGCACCCATATTACTGCCGTTTCCAATATCCGAACCCCCGCCGGGGGTTTGAGGATCGCCAGGTGCGAAAGCCATTATTCCTGAGGTTGAGGTTGATCCAACGGAGTCTCTACTGGTGCACGATGAATATCGGTATAACGCGAATAGAATACATTGACAATTGCGTCAAGTATTTCAGGAGTTCCAAGAATCTCGGATAATAGGACATAGATACCTTGAATATCCTTCTGAAGCCATTCGGCTATCTGTTCACGGGTTAACTGTCCGTTTTTAAATACCTCGTAATCAGCTCGTGCCTTAAGGTCTGGCACACCTTGTTGTTGAACTTGTGATTTCTTCATAAGTGAAAATTGGTTAGATGTTAACTGTAAGGAGCCTCCGGCGGGTTATTAAGGCGCCCTTATGGGGCGCCGTGGAGCCGAGGCGGCCTAATAATAATTTTTTTTGAATACCGAAATACCGTGAGGCCCGGGTGAGGGGCCCCGGATCGGCAACCGAGAGAGGGGTATGGTCGGTAGGCCGATCAACCCCTTCACCCGGGTGGGGCTCGATTAGAACTTAATTCCACCCCTACTAATTCTGGCTGAGCGATATCCGCCTCTACGCCGGCGGCCTCTGCCGCCTCTACGCCTTCTCATATGCAACACCTCCTTTCAAAAATTTCACGTGGAACTACTTAATACAATCACCAATGAGAGACCAGGGCTGCCCAATAAGATACCCTGTAACCATGCGCATATAGCGCTTCTCAGTATACGCGCAAGCGCGTTTGCGAACGAATCTGGATACGAAGATGAATTTTTTCATACACAATGATACGTGAATATAATGACACTTGCAACTACTTGGTAGTGTGCTTGGTGTCATCTGTGCTAGTATTATCAAGGGGGTCTAGCACAGGTCGCGCCTGAGGCGCTGGAGCGGGGTTCTGAGCCTTGTGCTCTTTCGCTCGCCTTGCTCGCTCTCTCGCTTGGAGCTCATCACTCTGCTCTCGCGCCTGGGCGCTTAGCTCGGCAGCCAAGGCTGCCTTTTCGGAGAAATCCATTCTGGCTAATTTCTCCATATCATATTCACTCTGATCATTGTACACAGCCTCACGCTGTATAACGTCAGAAGGGATACCCTTCACAAACCTGCGGACAAGTTCCTGGATTGACATTGACTGATCAGGAACAGTAACACGCTTCCGAGGACGCGTGAACTTGGGCTTAAGAACATATGGCTTTTTCATGCTATATAATTGAAGGTACACCGAAGTAAGGTAGAGGACGCTTAGCGGTAAGACGATGGAACATCTGAACCCAGAGGTAGTCAGTGCCGTCTTGAACGGCGAAGATACGACGAAATGTCTCTTCGTCGCTATTATCTTCGTCCATCTTAAGAAACTGCGAATCCAACTGGGGACGCGATGTGAAGATACGGCCAAGATGCCAGAAGGCAAGCGTAGTGCGGAACTCTCCTGTGAAACGATCGTTCTTGAACTTATACTCCGAATAGCGCGGAATATAACCGAACACTTCATTGTTCGCGGCTTCGTTGTCACCATCGAAATCATAATACAACTCTTTCGAGAGTATTTCCTGCTCGCCAAGGCGAGCCAACTCTGGCCAAGCGTAATCATACTTGGTGGGACGTTGCCACATCTTCTCGATGCCAAGATCATAAGAAGGAACGGGCATGAATGAAATAATACCAATAATCCAACCATGCTCAGGACAGCGGTAGGTGAAACGATTAGACTTACCAACAGAAATACCATGACCTGCCATATCACCAACAGGGGGCTGATCATCAGCACCAGCGGTAGCAAGAACTTCAGATATTACCATAGGTTGTTTTCCACCGCCAAGGTACTCGGCTCGCTGAAGACGAAAATCCGGAACTTTCGTTCCAAAATGAGATTGAATTTGCTCGATGTAACGACCACCACCACGTGCGTTGTTTTCTAACCAACGCTGTATCGCCATCGAACGGCGAAGATCATTAATAGTGATAGTAGAATTATCGAACTCAACAGACTCGATATTATCAATACCCATTCCAGTATCCGAACTATCGCGGATTTGATACTCACCGCCAACATTCCATACCTCTATATCACCAGTGGTTGGGTTACCACCAGCACGAGTACCAATTGCAATATCCCGATAGTTAACAGAACCAGTACCGCCAAGCGGCATAAGAACCTGGGCACCACGTTGTGCCCATGGAAGAGCGGAAGTGAAATAATCCTTCGCCCAACCACGTTGGGCGAGACGACCCCAAAGATTATCTACCCACGGTGATGAAACATCACCAGTAAGCTCTGGATGAATATCTATCTCTGTATCAAGATTAGGGTCGCGATAATAATCATTGTAGATTTTCTGATAAGCCCTGAAAGGCAATGCACTAATCTGCTGCGTAGAAAACGGATTAGGAGGAGAAGGAGAAACATTCAATAACGGAAGGCCGAAATAATCCCATAGTTGACCTCCTTCCATATCAATAGAACCTCCCTGCGCATTAATACCCGTCGGTGTAATATACGGTAGCGCAGCAGTTGACTGACCATCCTGACCACCCGTAATGAAATCTTCCCAATAATCAGAAAGAATGCGGTTAGGAACGAAGAAGAAATGTGTAGATACATCAATACGATGCATCACAGGAGACAACATAGGCGCCATACGCGCCATAATAGTAAGCTGATCTCGAACAGTATCACCTGGCACAACATCCATAAGGAGCATTGGATAGAGATAACCGAACTTATAAGACGACTTGACCTCATGAGAGAGGTCAAAAAGGTTCCGCGATATTTTCTGCTGCGGAACGCTCGTGAATAACGATGTGTTTTTCTTCATAGTGTTTGATTGAATTTTGTGGTTTGAATAATGCGTTGCGCCTCGTCACAACGGAGGCGCTGCATGTAAGAATTGACATTGGTCAAGCCCTTCTTGAGCAATACCCGCATCTCACGGCGGTGTGTTCTAATCATTTCCCATTTCATCGCGTGTGCTACGCGGCGCAATTGATATTTAGTAAAAATTTTCCGACGATAATACTGAGGAAGAGCAACCAACCTACCGTCTATACGCGACGTAAGTACCGGATTATCTTCATCCGCTGTGTGATAATGATATACAGCCGATGAAAGATACAACAATCCAAGACCTCTAGAGAACTGTGCACGTGTGGGCTCAAGACCGTCAACAGCCAACTGTTTCGGCTGTATGATATACTTGAGCGTATACATTGCTGAAGCCATAGTGAGCTGCCCAAAATGAATTTGTCCTCGATGCCATATGGACTCAAGTTGATGAACAGGGGCATCTGTCCATATAAGGAGATGATAATGGGGGCGTTTCGTGACGCCGCCGTACTCTCCGACACATATATACTTGACATAATAATCTGCTTTTCGAAGCTGCTTCATGAATAACTGGACGTCACGAAAACGCAACGACAATCCAGCCGGTGTACGCTTAACGTGTTTTTCATCATAGGTAAGAGTTAAGAAAAACCCAGGGTGCTCCTGGGTTTTCATTTCTTGATGAATACGGAACATCCATTGACTGCGTCTATTCGTAAGACAGAACGCGCACTTCCCGCAAGGCACAATATTAATGTTCTCGCCATTGCGTACCGATATCATCTTCAGGCACTGCATCTACTCACGAATATAGCGACGTGTTTTCGAACGACCATTACGTAACGTCTCAGTAGTCTCATTGATATACTTAGGACGACGATGAGTAGAAAGACGAAGAGTCTGACCAGCTAGCCCCATGACACCTTGAAGGACCATCTGCATGATCTGTTGAGGA